TTATTAATTTCAAGTGTTAAATTGTCTACACTAAGTTCTGTATCAACTTTTAAAACATAAGTACCATCTGCTTGTTTTGTACAAGCTAAAGGATACCAATTACTTGGTTTTCCAGCTTCATAATTATTTCCATATAATTGAGCCATTTTATTTCTCCTAAATTTACTTTAGTCTTTCCGCAAATTATTTATAATCACCTTGCGATTTCGGTGTCGAGATTTAATATCTCATTTTTTATAGCTCCGACTAATAGAGCTTATTTGAAAATTAGTTACTATCTCCTCACTACTAATTTTAATCTATTCACTATTTCTTCTTCGTTATTTATCATATAATCTCTAATCATAATTGTCTTATAACCAAACTTTTTAAAATATGCTACTCTTTCTATTTCATATTCCTCTAATGTTTTATAATGTTTTAATTTAAAAAATCGGTTATAAACTTCTACAGCAATCTTTTTAGTCTTATGAACAAAATCAGGAAATTTTCTACCTATATTAAAACTACCATTTCCAACAAATCTATAAGGTAAATTATGAACTTTAATTATATTAAGCAAGGCTAACTCTAATGAAGTTATAGGTTGCCGTCTCAAAATTTTTCTAATTGTTTCAGGACTTCTTTTCTTACCTAATCCAGCTAAACCAATATTTTTCTTGTGCTCTTCTGTAAATTTTATTCCATAACGAGCTTCTTTACGATTTCTAATATGAATACCATATTCAATTAATTTCTCTTTTATTACTTTTCTGCTACAACCAAACTCTTTAGCAATTTGCTGAACAGATTTAATATTGTACTCTTTGATTAAAAAATCTTTAGTAATAAAATTATAATTAATTTTGTTGCTCTCACTACTTGGCCGTATCGGAATATTATATCTAATCAAAGCATTTCTTACTGCTGTTATACCGCAGTTTAATTCCTTAGCAATTTGCCACATAAATCTTCTATTTTTACTGTACTTTTTTTCTAAAAATTTCTTAGAAACATTACATTTCTTTTTTCTTTCTTTTACTGGTTTACCTTGTACCCGACTTAAGATATTATATTTCTTCAATCTATCTCTGATACAACTTTCACTACATCCTATCCGCCTTGCTATTTGCAACATAGACTTTTTAGAATATTCTTTAATTAGAAAATTTTTATCAATGTGGATTCTTTCTTTTCTTAAATATTTACCTATTTGCATTTTACCTCCAACGAAGTATGCAAAACATTGCAATAGTTAAACCAAAATATATTGCTTGCACAATTTTATCAAATTTATGTTGCGAAACATGATTTGTTAGGTGAATACGAATTTCTTCGAGTCCTTGCTCAACTTTTCCAATTTTACCAGCAAAATCTATTAAGTTTTGTGTATCGTCTCGTTTGTCATTCATAGTTATATCCTTAACTTTGTTGTCTGTTGGTAGGGCCAGTCTTAACCAACCCTACCTTCAGTTATATTTTAAGCAAGCTTTATTTAACTAAGATTATACACCATTAGGTAAGGCAGTAACTTGACAAAGTCCTTCAACATGCTGGACCGTAAAGCCAATGCGCTCAGAAATAGCGATTTCAATAGAATCCGTAGAAATAACTTTATCTTGGTCAAACTTAACCTGTCTCCTATCACCAATAATCGGGTATCTCTTATTAATTAAAAGAGCCAATCCTAAACTAGCGTGTGTAGGTGCATACATACTAGCTATATCAGTAGCATCTTGAATCATATATGCATTTTCTACAATAGTAATACCCATAATTTTTCCAACTTCACCAGTATGAATAGTAGCACTTGGACCATATTTATCTATGGTAAGTACCTGGTCAATCTGACGAAGTGCAGAAGCTGTATAACTATTAACCATCAGAACAAGGTCTTTTACATCTCGACCATGAACTCCTAGTTTTCTGCGAGCACTTTCAACAGTAGCTGTTAAACTAGTAGCATAAGCTACCGTTTGAGAAGCCAAAGCTGCTAATCTCATTAACCCTGGGAATGCCTTACGTCTATCAGTACCAGAGAAAGCTCCAAAAAATTGACCATTTATCATACATTCCTCTTCACCCTTTGCTAAAGAACTTGCAAAAGATTCTTTGATAAGTGGCATCATAGCTATTTTAGCGTCTTCATCTGCTTCATTAGAAATAGTAGCATAAGCCATAAGCTTTTTAGCTGTTAAAGTAACCGAACCAGCTGCTGCAAACGTAGGTACACTTGCTGCTGGAGCTGTTGCTTCAGTAGAAACATAATAAACATTAGCATCACCAGAAACTTTAGGTATATACATAACCGCAGTCGTCATTTTAATTGATGTAAAAAGCTGCCTACACCAATTTTTTTCACGAACTAAGCCAATAAAATCATCTGCATATTCCTTTGGGATAAAATCTCCCTCATCTCCAGAAACTAACGCTTTCTCATATTTAACTCCAATTGCTTTTTTAATTGCGTCGTCTAAACTCATAATTTATTTTCTCCTTTCTCAAAAAATTTGACTCCTAATAAATAGGAAGATTTACTTTTTTATTTATTTAGCAAAAAATAAATTTTCCATCCCTCATCCGTAGTTTTCTTAACTTCTTCAGTTTTTTCTTCTTTTTCATCATAAGGAGGCGGGACCACTACTATACTTTTTCTCTTAGGTTCTTCTTCTTCTTCTTTTTTCTCGACTTCAGTTTCAACAACTTTTGTTTCCTCAACTTCTTCAGCTTTGCCAACACCTGGTCTATCTTTTCTACGCATTTCTCCCTCACATTTAGGACATTTAATGTCTTTACAATGCTCTGAAGAGGTGATTACCTCACCACACTCTAGACATTCACATTCATAGTCTTCTTTCTTTTCAGCTTCTTCAGCCTTCTCTTCTTTCTTTTCAGGCTCTTCCTTTTTCTCTTCTATTTCTTTTTTATCTAGAGTTGACAACTTTTCTAAAATAAGAGCTAAAGCGTCAAGAATTTTTTCTTCAACAGATTTTTCAGCTTCTTCAGCCTTCTCTTCTTTCTTTTCAACTTCTTTAACTGTTTCTTCAGAAGGTTTCTCTTCTAGGGAAGGTTCGTCTTGAGTTTTTTCAACTTCTTTTTTCTCTTCGACTTCCTCTTCCTCAGATTTTTCACTAGCTTTATCTTCAGAAGTTTCTATATCGGCTTCTTTACTATCTTCAACTTCCTCTGTTTCTAATTTAGCCTCTTCAACCTGTTCATCAGATTTGGCTGCAACCTCTTCCTTAACCTGTTCCTTTTTAACCCCTTCTTTCTTTTCAGGCTCTTCAGCCTTCTCTTCTTTCTTTTCAGGCTCTTCCTTTTTCTCATCAGAAACTTTTTCAGAAGTAGCTTCTTCCTTAACTTCTTGAGATTCCTCTACCTTAGATTCTTCAACTTTAGTCACCTCAATTTTTTTATCCATGTCTTTTTTTACCATTTCTTTTCTTCCCTCCTTCTTTTTTATTTGTTCCGCTATTGCGGAATTAAATGATTTTACCAATTGAAATTTTGCTTCAGGATTAGCAGGTAAACCGCAAACCGAAACCTCAAATAATTCGAGCTTATCAATTACATGATAACTACTACCGTCCTCATCCCTTTCATCATGTCCATCCAGAACTCTACCACCAATACTAAAACTATTTAAAATACCTTCACCAATAAGTGTCCAAATGTCATCACAAAATTTTGCCTTAGATAATTCAGCAGTAATAACCAAACCCTTATCATCAACAACACTAGACAAAATTTTTCCTACTGGGAGTTCAGAATGTTTATGCTCATAAAATAAGGTACAATTACTTAATAAATCTTTAGCAGCCCCCTCTAATGCTTTACGTGTTATAATTTCACCCTGTCTATCAATATTTCCAAATGTAGAAGCATGTCCCCTAATAAGCCTTCTCCCATCCTTAGTAGATTTTTTAAGATTAGGTGTATAAACTTTAAATTCTATGTCTTTTAATAAATTACTCATCTCCAATAACTCCTTTACTATTTTTTATAGTATCAATTAAACTTTTAACATCTATTTCTTTTATTTTATCATTTATAATATTTAAATTATCAAAAACTTTAACTAGCGCAGTTGACAAATCTTTTTCTGATATTAAATCCCTATCTTCGTCGGCAGCCAATAGCAGAGCAAATATTAATAATTCTTTTAAATGAGCACCAGTAAGCCCTTCTGTTCGTTTAGCTAACTCTTTAAGAACATTATCTTTATTTTCAATATTCATAGGTTCAGCTATTGAATTTAAAATTTTATGACGTAGTATTTCACTAGGTAATTCAAAAATAAAAACTTGGTCTACTCGCCCAGGACGTAATAAAGCTTTAGGAATTCTATCAGGAAAATTTGTACATATAATTGTACATATTCCGTTTACATCGTTTAATCCATCCATTGTTGTCTTTAAAACATCTACAGTACTTTGTCTGCTTAAAAAAGCATCAACATCTTCTAGTACTAATAACGACGGGGATAGTTCCTTTGCCATTTTAAATAAGTATTTTACATCTGATGCATAATTAACCATCTCAGAAGTAGCCCAAATAAACGTACAATTTGAGTTACTCATTAAGGCCTTAATCATCATCGTCTTGCCTGTACCAGGGACTCCCGAAAAAATCATACCTCTTTTCCAAGGTATCTTATTTTTCTCGTATATCTCTTTCTTTTTAAAA